GCGTTCATTTGCTGTACAGTCGGTGCACCCATATCAGCTTCTTCACCAAGTACTCTCATCAACTTTGCTTTGAGCTCGTCGTATGATTTGTAGTTCTTTGGATCTGTAAACTCACTGAGGTTATGTAATTGGTTATAGACTGACTCCAACTTGGATTCGTCTGACTCATAGAGAGCAGATGCGCTTGCAAACTCTGACTTATCATAATTACGGTATCCTTCAACATTACGGATTTTCAACTTAAAGTCTGCACCATCCCAGAAATCAAATGGGTTAACTGGTGTTTCGTCTGCAAATGATGGCTGCATCACATCCATGATCTTGTCAAAGATCTTCTTACCAAACTGATAAAGGAATACTTTACCTTCATTCTGTGGGTTCGATGGATCTTGTACGACGAGGATGTTTGTTACGTAGTGTAGTCTACGTTTTTGTGCTCGGGCTTTGTCTTTGTCCGATTCGATACCTGAGTTCCAGAGTCGCGAGTTGAGTTCGCCAACTGGATCAGGTTGACCAATAGAAGTAAGGCTGTTTTCGATATACCAAAGACCGGTCGGTCCTTTAAATCCATGGTCCCAGTATCTGACCCATGGCAATTCTGCTCCTTCACTTGCTGGAAGGAATCGAATGACGGCATATCCGTTACCTGCTTTGTCTACGGTTGGTTTCCAAATTCGTTCATCTGGTTGGTATTTAGACTCAGTACCACCGCCGACTTTTTCTGCGGCTTGAACTAATTTAGAGATTTGATCGCGATTGCGTTTTAGGTTTTCAAATGACATTTATTACCTCGTATTTACTGAAATATGTTTTTGTATTATAACACAGTATTGCTGTATTGTACATCTATTTATATTCCTCTTACTCAAAAAGAGAACTATCAATAGAATTTGTTTTAGGCAAGAAGTTCAGTGACATTGCTTCTGCTTCCAACTTGTCCTTGATGACCGGCGATATGAATTTCTTTACATCTTCTGGTTCAATATTATTGTCACTACACACCAACAAGATTGCTTCCATATAACCAATTGTTTTTTCAGCCACGGTTGCTTCAATCATTTTTGAGAACCGTGACTTATTTAGAAATTTATCTTCAACACTCATTTGTCCAATGCCCTTAGCAGAATTGTATCCTTATTGAGTCTACCATTCGGCACACTCGATTTAGTGGTTAGTGTCTTCCACTCTTTATCGATTTGAAGTGGTGTCTTATTGAGAATGAGAGGAATGAAGTCATCTGGCTTCCGAAGTTTGACAGCGCGGCTACTCACTTGATCAAAATTCTTAATGGAAGTACCAGAGACTTCAAACCCATTGGCGACTGTCGTTACATACTCAGTCAATACACGCGATTTGGTATTGAACGTATAGAGTCTTGCTCGACCAACGATTTGTATTGGTGGTATCGACACCAACTTGAAATCATTGTCTTCGACTTTATACTGCACACGAGCCACCTGTTTATCAGCTGCACGGGGTCCCTTGACCCGGGTCTTACGAACTGCCTTTGCAGCTGATTTCAGCTTGTCAAGATCGGAGAGCATGACTTGACAGGCTTTAATACGGCGATTGATCTCTGGTCTTTTCAAATGTGAATAACCTTCAACGGCATCAGAGCACCGTTTGTGATAGGCATCTTCATAATCTAATAACCATCCTTCAACCACCTCACGAACTGGACCAGCTGCTGAAGCCGGCAGTCCATGTCTCTTAAATTCTTGATAGAGATCGATCGTTGTCTTTTCACCTTCAATCCACTGATCTTCGAGATTCAATAGATCTTGCATGATTGTGGCAGATACTTTATTCTGCAACCTTTGCATAGGTGATAGTGATACAACACGATCAGAGTCTTTTTGACGCTGAAGCTTTTCAAAGTAAAGAGGTTTACCGAGTTCTACGAGCTGTTGCACATAGTCGTTAAGTTTCTCTTTCCAATATTCGATACGTTTGCTTGTTTCGTTCGTATACGTAACATATGCAGCCGTAGCACAATGATAGCCAAGAGACCAGAATTTATATTCTGGACATGCGTTCAGATACTTATAATCTTCGGCAGAAGTCTTCGTCTTTGCGTAAGACTTCAATGCAGAAATTAAATCTTTGCGTTCAACTTCTGTATGAAAATATGAATGAACTGCGTCGATACCACGATCGAACGGCGCAGCAGCAATACCTGATCTGCGACGTACAGCAACTTTCTTTTTACGTTTTACCATTGGCATGATAACTCTCCTAGATAATTGTAGCCTAATCTATTATATCATACTTTTGCGCAAATGTACACAGTTAATTTTGGAGCGGGTACGGGGAGTCGAACCCCGATCCTCAGCTTGGAAGGCTGTAATAATCGCCATTATACTATACCCGCTTAATTCCTTCTCATAGTAGCAATTTCTTTTGCCGCATTACTATCCTTACGAATAGGTACCATATTTGATTTGTGTAACGTACCGATACCGGCCAACTCATCGCCAGTATATTGTTTGGCAACACGTTTGAAACCATTACCAACTACATCTGATGTTGGTGCCACACGCGTTGTTGTATAATCAGGCATGGGCGCGCGATATGAAGAACCTTTTTCGTAACCGACACGCTTAAGCAAAGATGCCATTTTACGTTCTTCTTCGAGAACAGCGGCGGTCTTTTTACGAGCTTTACGCTTCTTCGTATTTAAGGACGACATTCCCCTCACTAAGTGCATTGTCATATCTACCATATCCCTTCGCTGTCATGTTGTTAATACGTTCTTGTAGATAACGCCTGACGATTTTTTCTTCCGCAGTGTATGGCTCGTTTGACTCATACCTACGAAGCATTTTCATACGTTCGAGTTCACCTTCAAATACACGTACCGCGGTCATTCGATCGCCAGACATATTACCTAACATATTATATCACACTTTCTTAGTTTTGTACACTAATATTTGCATTTGGCACAGGAGCCGGTGTATGAACAGGAAGATCAGCAATTGCATCCACAATGATACTCATCTCTTTGAGTTCTTGGTCATTCATACCATCAACTCTCGTATTCAATTCAGCCCATGCACTCTGTGCAGACAGCTTTGACATCAGCATTTTGTCACGTGCTACACGATTCTTCAGAATCTTTGATGCTTCTGAATCTGTATATTCAAGAAGAACATAAGCACGATATTGAGTACCATTCGGTACTATCGAAGATTCCATCACACGATAACCTGCAACGTCGGCGTCTGCAATAATATTAATTGTAGCTTGTTCGAATTCATGTGCAAGTTCGTTTGTAAAATCGTCAGCACCCATTTTACCTTTAAAGGTCTTCATCTGAGAGCGAAGCTTTGAATCAATACGATCTGCGAGAGTCGTCTTTGCTGACAGTGTTGCAATGTCGACAGCTAACTGCATGTCTGGTGTAATTGCCGTGCCGACCGCATAGACTGCATTGTCTTCAGAAGGAATTTCTGTAAACCAACTTGGCATATGATTGATTTGCTCTTCAACTTGTGCAACTTTATATTCATATTCCTGCTGAGACATTGCTGCATCAGGAGGAACTTCCTTTGCACATGCAGCCAATAAACCGACAGAACCAATTGCAATTATATTTCTCATAACGAATTTAACCTTTCAATCATCATGTCCCGAATACCAGAAGTAATAAACCAATCAAGCGCTTCTGGATAAAAAATTACTGTGCTTGCTCCAGCAATAAAACCAATTCCCAATTTAATCATCTTATAATACCCATACTCAAAAGTGATTCTAAAAGATGAGCAGCTTGATCACCTTCTGGTGTATACTCATCGCAATCAAAACCAAATAATAACTTCGACATGCAAGTTCTTACTTCGACGTATTCCGTTTTCGTAACAACTTCTCGAGGTGCAGTTTTACAAGTATAAAGTGTTCTTCCATTTGTGTTCCCATGCCGGTCCACGTCGATGGTTCTTTCATACTTACATTCTTGACCAAGCTCAGACTTAGTCCCAGTCGTTATCATGACCAACGGTATCGCGGTAAGCATTACCATAATACTTTTCCGCATACTGAGGTGCATCAGTCCACGCATAGATATTTCCATTATCATATTTGTCAAAAGAGCGTGTTTCGGTTTTACGAACACGTTGGTTGCGATTCAACTTTTTAGTGAATTTTTTAGAAGCCTTACGAATAAGGGCCATGCGCTGTGCTTGTGTTTGCGCCATAATATACTCCTCAAAAATTATACCTAATCTATTATATCACAGTTTTCAGACAATGTAAACAGTTTTTTTCAAGAATTGTAAATTTTTCTCAGCATGTCTTCGAACTGATCAACCTTTTCAATACGATTCGGCCATAGAATGTATTCTTTTTCGGGGTTCTTTTTCAGGTTATTAAGCAACGGTGTGATTGCGTTATAAAGCTTATCAAGTTTTTCCTGTGTGGTAAGAGCAGCTTGTTCAGCATCATCAACAAGTGCTTGAGTTTTTTGTACTGCTTTAAGCTCTGTCTCGTCGACAGCGGTAAAACCAAAATCAAAATCAATATCAGACACTTTCACGTCTCCATACTGCATAATTAATAAAGAAAAAATAACCTACCACAAACCAAAACACGCTGCCAATTAAAATGGCCTGTGAAATTATCCAAGCTGCAAAGATGCAGAGAAAATAATCACCGATATTTAGTTTTGGGGTGACTTCACTTGCTTGTAGCATACGTACTTATTTCCAATAGGGGTTTCAATTGGCATTGAATATACACCAGGTTCATCACTCGGTGCTCTACACGGCTCGAGCTTTTCCCAATATGTATAACCATTTGCCTCGTTTTCAACTTTTGCGTTAAAGAAGTCTGCGTTTGTCCACGCGACTAATCCTAAGAATAAAATACCTTCAATCATTTGTTTTCTCCAAGTTTAGTTGGTGGCTAACCGTTGGCCACCGCGGATGTATTGAGGCATCACCCTTAAATTAAGCAGAGCCGGTGTATAGAGCCCGGGTGCGTTCTCCTTTTGTTATGTAGGGTTTCCACCTACTCCCACCTCGCTTTTATGTCTGCGTGTCCAAGACAGTTCTATTTATAAGGGTTCCAGCGGAGGAGCTGAGAGAGGAGCTAATTGGCTCGACTCCGCTGGAATTCGATGTACGCAATAATATCACGCACTATTTCACTTGTTGCTTTATTATAAGGACCCATAATATTATCTATCTCATCGTAGTAATGTACACCATTTGGATCTACAAGGCAATGCCATAACTTACGAGTACGATCATCCGGATCTTCATCGACCTCTGTACGATATTGCCAACCATCGACATAGAACTGTAAAAAACCGAATGGCGTCATTATGCAGCATCCGCTTCCATTAACAATGCCATTTGATCGCAGAAGTGATGCAACTCACCGTTTGTCATCTCTGACAATTTAGGACTAATGAAACGAGCATAAGACTTGCTCATCGCATCTGCAGCCATATAGTATGCTGACTCTTCAAGCTGTTGACGCTCGAACTCAGCAAACGTGCCAGAAGGTACCCGCTCTGACCAATACTCAGTATCGGTATGACATGGCAGCTTACCCATAAAATTGCCTGGTGCAGCTGCTGTAAATGCTTCTGCTTCAGCACGTTGTGCTACGATATAATCTACTAAAGACTTTTCCATTATGCTGCTACCTTTTCTTCAACAGTGAAAGACGCAACTTCGTGGTCTTCGAAAAGGCCGTCAATAACAGCAGTCAGACCTTCACGAGTATGACGAATGGTTTCCCACTTATCACCGTTTTCCATGGTTGTAGTGATGATAAAATAATCGATGTTTCTAAGTGTCTTTTTCATTTTTAGCTCCTCTAGAAAAAATAACTCTCTTATATATTATATCATACTTTTACCGTATTGTACACACTTTTTTTCACTTTTTTTCAATTTTTTTTTACCAAGTTCTTTCATCGCCACTCATTGTCGGTGGATTTTCAAGCTGTTCAATACGAGTCTTTAATTCATCTACTTCTTCAACCAACTCTTTAATTCTTTTATAAAGATGGTATTTTTCCTGTGCTTCTAATGCAAGCTGTCTCTGATAAATGTTCACGTCTGGATCCATTCTTTATACATCTCCTCCTGTAGTCGATACGCCTCTTCTTCCCATGGAAGATTCATATATGTATCGACTGTATCATAAATTCCTAGATACTCTTCACCTTTCCAGGCTTTACGAATACCGTAATCTTTCAGTAATCCACGTTCATGCTGTCTAACGTGAACCATTTCGTGGAATATTGCTGTAATAAAATCTTCTTCTATGAGACCTGTTTGCACTTCGATTTCATGCTCACCTTTATCGATACAACAGTGATACGCATCAGCATCGTCTGGTATATCTGTGATATTAATATCAACAGTAAGATTTTTTTTACGCGGCATTAGATACTTAAGAGCAAAGTTTACAGCCTTGAACGCTGCTGCTCTTTCGTTTGCTGTTCCGCCGTCTATGTTTAATGCAATCATAGGAATATTATATCATACTTTTCAAACAATGTAAACAGTTATTTTGTTTCGACTACAATTCTTACGTTATCAGTCGTTTTGACTTTAATTGCGTCGTGTTTATGGTGCAGTACAAATTCAACATCTTTAAAATCTTTAAACATGTTTTCCCAGATTGGTCGCCAGTTTGTGGCTAGTCGATTATTATTCATATTGCCGCGATCTGAATTAATCACAACATCTGTGTAGCTTCGAAGATTAAAATCAAATATCGAATCAAATCCCCATAAATGTAGACGTTCACACTTCAGTTTCTCGAGAGCATAATAGGCTGCAAAGTGACCACAATTAAAGTCTGTATAGTTCTTAGCATACTTCGGCTTTTCGAGATAAAACTCTTTAATTCGAGTTGCAATTCTCATATGAAATTGTGGATGCGTTTCGCAATAGTGTTTCGGTCTGATACCACATATCCATTCACCAGGTGGATTAGCCTGACCCGCGTCGATGATATTCATCATCTTATAGTCAACGATACATGTTGCATACATGTCAGTAATTTCAAACGGCGGTACATTACATGCAAGTTTTAAACCTTTGCGTGGTTCTTTCGTATAAAACTGTGAACAATCACCGTTGCCAATAACGTGTACAGCTTTAGGCATTTATCACTCTCCGTATTTCCATCAACCCTTTAATCTTATCCTTACCCTTTTGGCCTGTATGATGTTGAATCTTGATAGGACCTTTATAGTCATCATGATCAGTAGCGAGTCTCATTACGTTCCATTCAAAAGGTAAATCATGAATATGTGTCATTCTCGTAATTGGATTCAATAAACTATGTAACACTTCTTGGTCACCGACATTCGGATTTTCTCTTACAGCTTTACACCATTGATGTAGAATTAACGGTTTGTCAATAAATCCGACAACACCAGAATTATGCCACGTTTCTCCACGTCGTTTTGTCCATGGTTTATCTTCAACCATATTTAATTTATTCGGTTCTAAAAGCTTAAAGAGTGGCTCGATATTTGACTTAACCTCTGCATCGATATCAATCCATATCGTTTTCTTTGCAGGAGTATTAATCATTGCAATCGGTTTATTGAACCATCCTTTGTCAGGTGTATTTGTAAGATCCATTACAGGACCATTGATTTTTCGTTTTGCATCTTCAGACATACCGAAGTCACAGACAAGAACATTTGTACGAGGCGAATGCACTCTTACATTCTCAATAAACCAGTCCCACATCCATTCTGCGTTACTGTCAAATCCTGTCATAATACAGGTTTCATAATTTGGTTTCATGTCAAAACATCCTCAATGCCATATTTTTTATTGAAGTTGTGCTTAGCAAGGCAACCATTAACATTTTGAATAGTTGAAAAATCGTCGTGTGCTTCGCATACCCATGGATAGATCTCTTGAATCCACGGAAAATATTGATAGTTGAGAAAGATATCTGTTGGACGAGCTGTTTGTTGTGCCTGTTCAACCATTGCCCATGCGCCTTGTGGGTTAACTATATATCCGTGAGCTCCACCGAAATAACCCTTTTGAGTTAATGGACCAGCACCAATATGCGAAGGTGATTTAAATTCACCATAAGAAGGCTTTGAAAATGTTGCAAGTTTACCGCGATAACTAATTGGAGGCATGCCTGTTAATACAGCATCATGTTCAAAAATATACGTAGGTAATCCGCTCGTAATACATCTTTCCCATAAACTAAAATGAGATAGAAACGCAGCCATACAATTGAGCTTACGTGAATATGTTTCTTCAAAATATTTAGGAGGAAGATTATGAGCCGCAAACATATCATACGGACGATCTTTTGGAGTTATCGCTTTAAATTTATGAATCTTAAAGTCGTACATATAGCCAGATTTGATGCATCTTTCTGCTGCTTTTTCTGACTTTTCATTTCCTTCAATCGTAATTACAAAAGCTTCATATTGCATAATTTAATCCGTAGTAGTAGATGGTAATCCTTGTACTTTAGTATAGAATTTGCGAGTAACGCCCATGTTTGGTATTAACTGCTTACACATAAGAGCGTCATTAGGCCATAGACCAAATTCCTTTGCAGCCTCAATAACGTTCTTAGCTCCAGCAGGTTTAATTATATATGCACTGTTTCCAGCGAGACCTTGAGGTACATTAAACTCGTCGATATCCGGTATTGTCATAATTTCCTGACCTGAAGATTCAATTAAATCTTTAAGCTGATGGGCTTTTCTTGTGGCAGCTAAAGGATTATTAATTCCAATGATGTCGAATTTCGAATCTAAAATATAATCGTAATCAAGTTTTGATATAAACTCAGCGTCGTGTT